CGTCCGCATTCCATCCAAGTATTTACCAGAATATTCAACCAGCTTCGGCGCAAACTCACGCAAGCCCAATCCCTGTTCGGATGGTTGCCAAAGCATCAAGTCGGTTATCTGCCAGTTGATCGACATGGCAGTTCCAATTGCAATGTGCATGCCCTCACGCCCCTCTCCTGGCATAGTAGCAACCGGCAGTAACAGCCGGCATGGCAGTTGAGCGGTGGTGACAGACTCCGGCAATTCGTCCAGATCGTAGGCATAGGGAGTAACTCCACTTGCCATGCTAATAGACAAATCCGCGAGAGACGAATAAACATTTGTAATTGCGCTCATACTATCCGCCTCTTATACCGGTCTAATACCCGCGTCACATCAACCGGCAAAGCGGAAGGCATGATCGTCACTCCATCCCCTGTTATCATCGGGCGGTCAATATCAGCACTGGTGTCCTTCTGGCGATAGAGAAACGCTGCAAGCCTGATACAGGCATGAATGATGTCAGCCGGAGCGGTTGCGGAATAACCCCATGTGCCCTCTACACTGATCTCGCTGTCACTATCTGAGAAGTTCCACGACTTACTTTCATCCAAGCGGATCAGCCATTTCGGGCTATCATTGCGCGGAAACAGGCGATAGCTGCCGGCTGCAATCTCAACCCCATCTCCATTGGTCAATTTCGTGACAGTCAGCAGGTCTTCGCCATAAAGCAACAGATCTTGCCCGTCAATTGAGTCTGAAGTGAAGAGCTTCGTCGCGGTGGTAGACTCAAAACTCCGCCCGGTGTAAGCGTCAATCAAGCCCTCCGCGCGTTCGATAAGGTCATCTAACAAGTTGTCATCAACAACCGTGCCGGATATGCCCAAATACTCTTTGACTTGAACGGCGGTAGCGTAGCTCATTTCACACTCTGCTTTTCAGCCATCTTGTTTTTGATAGCGTTGGAGGATTTTTTGGTCGGTCTGTTCGTGATCTTCACCGCCGGAGCTTCTTCCGGAAATGAGATAAGTTCTACAAACCCAGCCCGCAAGAAGTCGTCCAGTTTTTCGTCTGGCACTTTGGCAATCGTGCCCGGCTTGTACGGCTGTTTGTAGTAGAACTGCTGTAATACTTTGACCTCTGCCATGTTTTCGTAACCTGCCAATCTCGGATAGATCGCCCTGCCGTCCGTGCCAATGTGCCCGCATTTCACATCGAACCGGCAGATCTGTTTCAATCCGTATTTTGCGGAATCGTAGGCAATCGCCCAGTCAGGCGGATAACTCTTTTCGGTTGCCCTGAAATTGAATAGTTCCAGCACCTTCCGCCTGAATAACGTAAAGCCCATGCCAACACCCGTCACACGCGCCATGCCGTCTCTTTCTGCGGCTGCATAGCGCTTCGGAAGGTGGGTAAACGACCGGCTGAAACTTGGATTCTTTTCGATGTACAGGAACGCGTTTACACAATGCGCCCCGTGCCTGAGCATGTAAAGCCCGTACACAATCGGCGCGTCCACTTCAAGCAGTTTGACCAGCCCGTCTTTCGGAACAAGCATGTCATGCTCGAAGGTGACCAGCGCGTCATAACCTTCGTCCAGCACGCGCCGTTGAATTTGTTGGTATTGATGGAGCGTATTCTTGTGTCGGCCTTCACGCCCATAAGGATTGTCTAACCCGATCACCCAGTCAGCTTTCCAGCCTTCCGGCACATCCAGGTCGTAGAAGGATTCCACTGATTCAGGGAACGCCTGAATAATCCCGCCTTCCTCGTAGGTTGGCATGAAGATCAACACTCTTTGCTCGCTCATATACGCTCCATCAATGAATCGTTAGTTGTTAGCCGGCAGACGGATGAATACCGTAGCCGATAGCCTCTGCGTTCAGCACGCCGTAGACCACATCGAACAGGTAAACCAGTTCAATTTGTCCGAAGCGGGCACGGGTGTAAGGATCGCGGATCAACTGCAGTCCGGCACCGTTGCGAACGCCTACCTGCGACCAGTCACCGAAGAACAGCGATTTCTTGCTTGCGCCGATAGTGTCAGCCTTATTGGTGAAGTACACCGGGAAACCGAGAATGCTCTCGCGGAATTTGCCCTGCGGAGTTTGTGCGTAAGTGAGCGCGTCACCTTTGATTGAAGCGATCTTGGCGTAGGAAGGACCGCTCATAACCCAGGCAGCAGATCCACCGTCCAGGTAGCTCACCATGTCGGACTGGAAGACCATATCTTCCATTTCACCCAATGCAACTGCTGTGGCAGAGGCAAAGGTCTTCAAAGCCGTACCGTTAGTTTCAACTTCGGTAATCAGCAGGTCATTGTGGGTCTTTGCCATGCCGCGTCCAACCCAGTTTGCCAGGAAGGATTCAAGGCGGCTGTCTTCGTCACGAAGCAGTTCGTGTGAAATACGGATGATTTTCGCGTATTTCTTGAGGGTCATCTGCTTGCGCCCGGTTGCCGGAGCGTCATCATCGAATTCCTGCGTTTCAGTCGCAACCACAAATTCGCCGTCGGCTTCGTTGTCGTAGGGCACGTTCACGGTTGTACCAACGCCCGGAATCTCGGTCACACCCAAGCGAGACCACAGAGCGCTTTCATCGCGCCGGGCGATCACGTTCTGATAGTGACCGGTCGGTACGAGATACTGACCGTCTTCGGCAGTACCGATGTTCATGTCGGTGGCGTTGGACGCTTTCAAAGCCCGCATGGTGCTGTTTTCCTGCCCGGTGCGGATGTAGTGTAAGAAGCCCTTCATCTCGTCTTTTTCACCAACACTGGAAACAACGGTGAATGAGCCTTTGGCTTCCCCACGCTCGCTTCTCAATTCGTCAACAATCGACTTGCGAACCTTTTCCATCTCGGCTTTCAAGTCAATTTTTTCTTCAACAGGCTGTTCCTGAACAACCTCTTTTTCCATGTCTTCCATTTTGATCTCCTCTTGATCTGGTAATAGTGTTTTGATTGTGATTGCTTCCGCTTCGTCCTCAACCGCATCCACCGTCTCTTCGACCTCCGGGATCGCCTCTGTAAAGACTTCTGCTTTCGCTTCGATAACGGCAAAGTCATTTGCCGGTTTTCGCCATTCGTTTGTGTCAAATAATGCCAGTTCGCCGACAGGCCATACATCAATTAGCCCACCAGTGCTTTTACGTACCAGGTGATTGACCGCACCAGAAGATGCTTTCAAATTCTCTGCACCCGCGTCAATCAACCGTTTTGCCAGCGGCTCACTTTCGTCCAGCATCGGCTCAAACCAATGCCCGCGCGCATCTCTGCCTGTATAAACAGCGCGCCCGATAAGAGCCGGCTTTTCTTGTTTCTTTCCCGGTTCGTCCGGATCAAAGCCGTGATAATAAGATAAATTGACATGATCACCCGGCTGCAACCAGATTTCCGTTTGCTCATGGAATGCTTCACCGTCCGTGTCGCGCCCTTTCAAATGCCCGCCATATGGCACGCCTAAAACGCGCCAGCCTGGGTTCATGTATTCCCCATCTGCCTTCAGGCGCTTTTCGGCACTCACTTCCAGCGGCTCTGTGAGAGGATCAGGCGCTTGTATTTTAATTGCTAACTTGTCCCCAGCTTCTTGTTTATCCGACATTCCTCACCTCTTGATTCAACGCGTTTGTAATATTCCTGATAATTTCGGGGCGCTTCACGTCCAGCGCGCCCTTTTCGGTCACCCATCCGCTCCACTTATGGCGCGTCACCTGACTGTCCCATCCCTGCACCATGTCGGCATAGCTCATGTTATTTTCAACAGTCGAAGTGAACCCGTCCAGGCTGCTGCTCACCGCCCAACTGTTTGCCAACTTTCGCGTGCGCTTGTAAGGTACGCTGATTTCGCCGCTCTTCATCTTCGCGAAGAATGCCCGCCGCACTCTGTCATTCGTCTTGATCAGCGGGTTAGGCGAATAGACCTTATTCGGATACTTCCGCAGGTATCGCTGTAACATGACGCCCTGCTGTGAGATAACAGCTCGCACGCGGTTGAATTTTGCCAGCGTGTCAAGCTTTGCAACCAGCTCTTCTGCTCCTTCAACTGTAATGGTGAATGCCATTAGGACTGCTCCTTTGGGAATTCCCAGCCAACGCCGCACCTGCATCTTGGGTGCGCGGGCGGGAATTGTCCGTTTGTAATGGGCTTTTCATTTCTTGGACCACATAAAGGGCATACTCTTTCATCGTTCGCCGTCATCCAGATCGGGATCATGCGCTGCCCGCTTTCACGTTCCAATTGATCGACATACGCACGCTCACCCTCCACAACCGCCCTGGTTGTTTCTGTCACGGCAATCATCTCAGCCCGAACAGGTGAGTAGTAAGGCTGCAGACGTTCTGTAATCTCGCGGATAGTCAAGCCCTGTTCGTAGCCTTGCCCAATGATTTCGCCGACTTGCCGCGCGTTTGCCAGCATTTCGGCGGTTATGTCCCGCCTATTGCGCCACATTTCACGCAGCACTTCTTCTGTGTGTGAGCGCGCCCAATTGACCGCTTGATGATTGATGATATCCAAGCTCACGCCAATGCCGATATTCAGCATGACATTCGTTGCCTGTGTTAGATAAACGTCTAACAGCACCGGCTCCACGTC